AGCCCCAAGCATCTACAGACCTACCTGGACGAGTTCTGCTTCCGCTACTCGCACCGGGACGATGTTGAGCCGTTGATGGAGACGCTTCTTCGGAGAATCGCATAATGTTGTCAAGGGATAATTACCTATTTGTATGTGCGATCTTTGGCATTGCGACGGCATACAAGGCCATCCGTCAATTCGGAAATCCCGCCGCAAGAGGTCTACCAAATGAAGCAGTTTCTTTTGAAGTGCGACATGCCGAATTGGTGCGTCATACTGTTCTGGCTCTTGTGCTACATGCACACCGTCCTGGGCCAGAGGTTAGAGAATATGCGGTCAGACGCCTGGAAAGATAAGTACGAGGACCAACAGCCATGAGGATAGCGATAGCCGTTCTGCTGTTGGCGGGGTGTGCCGCATGCGATAAACCGAAGACCATAACGCTGAAGTTCTACGAACCTGAAGGCCGGCTCGTGGTGCCATGTGAACTAGTCGACGGTGTGGGACGGTGTGACGGTTCCCCAGATGCCGTTACTGGCGCGTGCCGGTGTTCAGAGACGAGTAAATTTGTGAAGGTGCAGGTGGGAATGAAAGGAGGGAGGTACTAATGAAAAAGATAAGAGGAGTCTTTTTGGGCGCGGTATTTACTTTTATAATCGGCACCCTCATTATCGGTGGCTACTTCGCGATCAATAAGATCAAGAATGATACGTCGATAGCCGCTGATACGAAGCGGGTGGCGGATGCATTGGATGAACAATCCCAAAAATTTATAAGTCTTAAATGTGGACTTCAAAAAGACATTTGGGGTCGAGATGGTAAAAAGAGTTGGAACTTAACGTGCTCTGAGCAACCATGAGGACTTCCCTAATCATTAAGGCCGGCGCTCTTGCGCTTCTGCTTATATCGCTCCAGCTTGTACTGGGAGGTATTCGATGATGAACTTCATGCAGACATGCCCGTACCTGTACGGGTTTATAATGTTCATGTCCGGCCTCGGCGTGGGCATAACGGCCATCGCGTTCTTTACAGTGTACCAGGATGCCGAAGAACAGTACGCCAAAGGCTTCCGGTCCGGCCGTGACGCTGGCCGCATGCGTGGGTAATCTAGAATTCCGTGGCCTCCGTGTCCGCCCTCACCCGTCAATGAACGGGAAGAAAGCGATCGTAAGACACGGCGGTGAGTGGTGGGTTAGCTATCTAGTTTATTCGCTGTTGCAGACTGAATACATAGCGATGATTAAATCTCTTACGGTAGTGGAGTCAAAATGATCACTTCTTTCATCGGCGTCATCGGCTCAGGTAAGGACTACCGCGCAGAACAGCTTGCCGAATCCGGCGCGTTGCGCGTTGACTTTAAGGATGGTCTGCTCGACATGGCATCCGACATCGCTGGCTATAACGTTCGTGAGGACTACGAATGGTTTAAGGAGAACATCGTCGGCGTTCGGCGCCCGGCGAACCGTTTCCAAGAAGCGTTCATCGTCACCGATAAGCGCCAAATCCTGGCTGAGAGTCCTGACGCCATGACCGGGCGCCGCTTGCTTCAGCGCCTTGGTACGGACACCATGCGCAAGCGGGATAAAGACTACTGGGTCAACCAATTTATTAGCGCGGTCGGCTTCCATGCAAACGTCGTTAATGCGGACTGCCGCTTCCGCAACGAAGTCAATGCAATCCTTAAGCTCGACCCAGCGGCAAAATTTATCTTCTGTGACTATCGTTCGTCGCGCTACGATCCAACGTCTACACACCCATCCGAAAACCTAGCGCAACGCCTCCTCGAGCAAGGACTTAAGGACGGCGACGCGATCTATCACGACAACTTCTTCAACGCGTTCTTTTTCTAATGATCCTCCGCCCGTACCAAGGGGAAGCCGTTCCCCTAATTCATGATGCGCTAATGCGTGTCCGGTGTGTCGCCTACACCCTGCCAACTGGCGGCGGCAAGACTGTAATCTTCGCCGAGATCGCGCGCCTATGCCATGAAGCCGGGACCGAAGCGGTGATTATGGTACACCGCGACACCCTGCTTCAGCAGGCCTCAGACAAGCTAAACGACATCAACGTCCTACATTCCATTATCGCGCCTAAACGAACGGACTTCGGCGACCGAGTTAAGATCGCCTCGGTCCAAACCCTGGCGCGGCGCCTGGAGCAATACAAGTTCAAGCTCTACATTATAGATGAAGGTCATCACGCAATAGCCGGTTCGTATAGGAAAATCCTTGACGCAGACCCTGATGCCAGTGTGTTGTTAGTGACCGCAACACCGCTCCGAATGGATGGCCGCGGGTTAGGTGAGATCGCACAAGAGCTTATCGTTGGTCCTACCGTCCGGCAGTTAATGGACGATGGTTATCTAACGGAGGCCGTGTCTTATGGGGCGTCGAAGGTTGTTGATATTGCCCGCGCACGTACGACCGGAGGTGACTACAATGTTAAAGACATCCAAGACATTATGGATCGTAAAGAAATTACAGGTGATGCGGTGGATCACTACCGTCGCCTGTGCCCTGGCGCGCCTGCTATTGCGTTCTGCGCGACTGTACAGCATGCGCAGGATGTGGCGGCAGAGTTTAGGGAAGCCGGTTTTAAGTCGGAGTCCATCGATGGACGGATGCCGACGTCCGTTGTCCGGGAGCGTTTGGCCGGTCTTAAAAGTGGGACAGTCCAGGTTCTCACTTCGTGCGATCTCATATCCGAAGGATTCGACGCTCCGGGGGTCGTCGCTGGCATCCTATTACGACAGACGAAGTCTTTAGCAGTCTACATGCAACAGGTCGGCCGGCTCCTAAGGCCGTTCTACCATCCCGGCATGCCACTGGACACACGTGAACAACGTATAGCGGCCATCGCGGCCTCCGGTAAGCCGCGCGCAATCATCCTTGACCACGCTGGCAACGCGTTTCGCCATGGGTTAGCGGACGAGGATCGAGAATGGACGTTGGAGTCTAAGAAGAAGCGGCCGGACAGTGGGCCGGGAGTTAAGGCTTGTCCGATGTGCTTCTCTTACTGTAAGCCATGGGACAAGTCTTGCAAGGTGTGCGGCCATGTGTTCGTCGTGGTGGCCCAGGAACGGGAACAGGGCTACACCCCTGGGGAATTGGCCGTTATTGATCCAAGAATGTTGAGCCGGATACGGCGGAAGGAGGAGGCCCAGGCGCGGACGTATAAGGAGCTTCTCGAGCTTGCGCGTAAGCGTGGGTACTGGCCGGGGTGGGCGTACAGACGTTGGATTGAGCGCGGTGGGAAGCCGGAGGATGCGAGATAGGTCTTGACAAGATAATCAACTCCTGTTATAATGTAGGTATGGATAAAAACTACATCGTCGTCGCACACGTTACGGAAAGCAAGCTCGAGAAGTTGATGGAATTTCTTAAAAAGGAAGGCATAGACTTTGAGCACCCGGACCCAGTTAAAGACGAATAAATTCCTTCTTATAGCCTGTAGTTTAGAGAAAAGTCCCGTGCCCACAATGGCGCGGGACTTTTATATTGGTGCCATTTTCCGGCTCGCGCTTCAGTATGCGGATATGGTCTCCCTTAAGCCAATGGTTCTATCTGCAAAGTATGGCATTGTTAAAGACATGGATATTCTTCAACCGTATAACGAAAAACTAAAATCTAATTATGACGGTCCATGGCCGGATGGTGATGGTTTTTTTGTTGGCGGTCCACTTTACTTCTCTTTAGCCCCAAAAACAATTCAACCGTTGATCCCGTTTGCCAGGTATGGTGAGATGTGTGCGTACTTAAATATGCTTCTAAGCGGACGCGATAGAGATGATGTTTGGGAAAGACACGAGTCACCAAAACGTGGAACTATCATCCAAACAATTTATTTAAGTCTTCTAGAACAATGGCTCACAAAGGATGAAATTTATTTAGCCCTAGTGAAAGAATTTGGTCCAAGCGAGTCGATGAAAAAAACAATTAATGCGCAACTTTCGCCTAATCGTATGGGACGAGAAAAGAATTGCGAAGTGCTAAAGGATGGCGAGAAATACCATATTAAACTTCGTTGACAGGTAGTTATAAAACCATTACACTCTGTACCACAAAATGCCAAATAATGAGACGGCCGTGATGCGTCGAATAATGCTCGGGCTCGCGGGAATCGCAACGATCTTCCGCAACAATGTTGGAGCTACACGTTTAACTGATGGTACGTTTCTTCGATACGGTGTAGGCGGGAAGGGCGCCTCGGACCTTCTTGGATGGAAATCAATCGTGGTCGGTCCGCACCACGTAGGTCAAAAGCTGGCGGTGTTCGTCGCCATCGAAGTTAAAGACGGCTCTGGCCGCACAACTCCCGAGCAAGATCATTTCATCAACGTCGTTGCAGACGCTGGCGGTCTAGCCGGTGTGGCTCGTTCTACTGAGGACGCCATGGATATTCTCGCGTGTTAAACGAGGCTCTACGTTATCTCGCGGCCGGCCTGCGGCCGATCCCTGTAGTACCAAGGCAGAAGATGCCTGCGGCGGCAAAGGCCGGCACTGCGCCAACAACCGACAGACCACTAGCTGACTGGCACGAGTTCCAGCGGAGAGCACCGACCGAAGAAGAACTCACTACATGGTTCTCTGACGGCCGGTTTAACATGGGAACCGTGATTCCTGCTTCGTGGCTGGTTGTAGACTTTGATGGTGGCAAGGCCGCTGAGGCCCTGCTGGTTGCGGCCGGCGTTGTACTGCCTGAGAACACCCCTCGGGTTATGTCCGGTTCGGGTGGGTATCACGCCTACCTGCGCTTGCCGGCTGGTGTACGGGACTTTGCCAAGGTCCCAGGCGCCAAGTTCCTGCACGCAACAGACGCCGACGGGAAGCCCTGTAAGCCGTTCGTCGAAATACTGACGATCAATAACTTCGTGGTTCTTCCTCCGTCCATTCACCCTAATGGGAAAGCGTATGAATGGGTCGTGGACTTGGATGGCAATGTGCCGGAAGTTCCGGCGAGTCTGTTGGAGCTTATTGCTCGTAAGCGGGGCTCACCAACTGAGAATAAAACGGTCAAGACCGCTAAAAATGGCAACAAGCCAGGATGGGTCGAAGAGCTTAGTAAGGGCACTGGGCCCGGAACTCACGACGACTCAATGACCAAGCTTGCCGGCCACTACCTACGCAAGCGGCTCTCGGTCGTGAACGTCATTGACATCATCTCCAGTGGGTACGGGCGGCGCAGTTGGCAGGTGCCGGGTGTGCCGTATACCATACCACTCGCCGACATTAAACGTGTAGTCGAATCCGTCGCACGAGCAGAATCTCGTAGGAGCGAACTTGATGAATCAGAATTCCAATGCCTGGGCTATGACCACGAGATTTATTACTATCTTTCACGTTCTACCGGGCAAGTCGTCGAACTCACGGCGCGTGGCCATGACAAGAACAATCTACTGCGACTTGCATCCATGCGTTACTGGGAGTCTAAGTTTGGAGGAGAGCATGGTGTTGCGTGGCAGGGCGCGCAGTCGTTCCTTATGGAAGCTCAACACAAAGTCGGTATCTTTGACCATGACCGCTTTCGCGGCCGCGGTGCGTGGTGGGACGAAGAAGCCGGCGCGGTGATGCACACTGGCGATTTCCTAATCGCCAACGAACGCTCGAGTCCCATACGCTCCTTACTCCCTGGCCGGTATGTTTACGAAATGTCAAAGTCCCTGGACGTGTCGATCGGTGATCCGCTCGACGTTGCCGCCGCACGTCAGGTCCTGGAAATCTTCGAGTCTCTCTCATGGGAACACCCGCACCACGCGCGGCTTGCCGCCGGATGGTGCGTGGTGGCGACGGTGTGTGGTGCGGTGGAATGGAGGCCTCACGTATGGATATCGGGACCGTCTGGGTCTGGAAAATCTTGGACTGTGGACCATCTTGTCAAACGCCTACTAGGGAATCTAGCGTTGTCCGCGCAGTCAACGACAACCGAGGCCGGCCTACGGCAAACCTTAGGACACGACGCTCGTCCGGTGGTGTTCGATGAAGCGGAAGCCGACGGACAGCGTGACGACGCCCGGATGGCAAACGTGCTCGGACTTATTAGGCAAGCCAGTTCTGAAACGGGTGGAGCAATTCTTAAAGGCTCAGCAGATGGGATGGCCCGTACATATCGAATACGATCCTGCTTCGCGATGTCTTCTATTAACGTGTCCGCATATCAAGCCGCCGACAGGAACCGCATCAGCATTCTAGAAATGAAGGTACCGGATGGCGAGCAGACCGTTCGTGACGCGGCGTTCGGCGCGCTGTGCGCGCGAGTCGCCGACGTGTTTACCGACCGTTATGTTGACGGGTTCCGAGCGCGGTGTATTAGGATGATCCCTACCATACGCGCGAACGCGCGGGTGTTTGCGGTGGCCGCTAGCGGACGAATAGGCTCGCGGCGGTTAGGGGATCAGGTCGGCACGTTACTGGCTGGATGCTACTCCTTACTGAGCGATGAGCCGGTGACGGCAGAACTAGCGGCGGAGCTTCTTTCGGATCAGGACCTTTCGCAACAGCAGGCTCTAAAGGAAGAGAATGATGAGCAGGATCTTTTAGATTACATCCTCCAGTCCGTTCAGCGCGTAGCCTTAACGCACGGCATGGCTGAAAAGAGCGTCTCAACTCTATTACGCGCTGTACAACATTCGGATGTACAGGAAATTAATCCACGGGACGCCATCGAATCACTGGCATTGGTTGGTATTAAATCAACAGCAGATGGAGTCGTTATCGCTAATTCGCACAAGGGCGTGCGTGCTTTGCTTACGGGAACGCACTGGGGCAAAGACTGGAGCCGGGTTCTCCGTAGGCTTCACGGTGCGGAATTGAGCGGTGTGGTGCGAATTGGCGACGGTGTGTGTCGCGGAGTTTTGGTCCCATGGGAATGCGTTAAGTTACGGGACAAAGAAAACGTAACTGATATCGTAACATGATTTTACGAGGGGAAGTTACGTTTGTTATGTTTGTAACGATAAAAATAAATATAAAGGGGGTTTTACAAATATAAGTGTTGTGTGGTGTATCCGGTTATATGTCTGTCGTGAAACGAAAAAACCGTAACACCGTAACACGCGATTTAGCGTAGTAAATCTAAACACAATTTTTCCGTAACGTTGTTACCGAGGTTGCCAAAAATGCAAATTACGATAGTCTATGACCAAGTTAAAGCGGTAATCGGCGGCAGGGTGGTAGGGGGCCTAACATACACCGAGCTCCGACTTCTTGATACGTTAAATAAGGCCAAAGGCCCCGTTTCTCGAGCCGACCTGTTTCACAGGGTATGGGGTGTTATAAGGTATAGACCCGGAGACCGCAGGGTCGACGTTATGGTGGCAAGACTCCGGCTTAAACTCCGCTCGTTCGGTATTATGATCCACGCCGTACCTGGGGAGGGCTACCGCTTATGAAACTTTCACACTCTTCGATCTCAACTTACTCAGACTGCCCGAAGAAATACGAGTTCAAGTATGTGCTACGGATGCCGGAGAAACCGAAGCACTTCTTTAGTTTCGGGAAGTCCGTCCATTCTGCACTCGAGTTTATGTACGCCGGGGAGGTTTGCCCGCCGCTAGATGACGTTCTAGAATACCTGGAGACGCACTGGGTGGACGAAGGTTATGCAGATACCAAAGCGCAGGATAAAGCCAAACGAAACGCTGACTCAATGCTTCGAGACTATTACCGCAAGCACGCCCAGGACTGGGTCAAGCCGCTTTCGGTCGAGGCCAAGTTCGACATGACCGTGGACCACGTGCGCGTCACTGGCTTTATCGACCGCGTGGATATGTTCCCGTCTGGCGATCTTCATGTAATAGACTACAAGACCGGGCAGTCATTGGACGTTACTCGAATAGACGACGACGAACAAATGACGATGTATCAACTCGCCGCGAAAACCATATACCCGGAGTCCGAAGTCGATACGGTGTCCCTATACCACGTGCCGAGCCTTACCCTACATAGCGCCAAGGCGCGGACAGAGGACAAGGTCAACGCATTAAGGGACAAAATCAAACGTACCGCGGACGCTATTGCGCGTAAGGAGTTTCAAGCGACCCCTAGTGAAAAATCTTGCTCGTGGTGCGACTTTAAGCCGCATTGTTCAGCGTGGTTATGACGAACAAACTACGTAAAGCCGCGGCGCGTAAGTTTCGAGCTCTACTTAACGAAGGAGTTCCCCGTAAACGCGCCATCCTGGCCGTCCGGGAAGCGTTGCGCGAAGCGGGACTGCCGTCATCGCAGGTGCAGTTGTATGCGTGGTGTAGGAAGTTCGGGGTAGGGGTAAAATAGGCGGTCTTGACCGTAAAATAGGTATTGACATCATGCTATATTGATGTTATACTGTAGGTATGGAAAACAAAGCATTCGATACCAGCGTTTCAATCGTAAACAAACTTCGGATTAGAATCTTCCAACTTCGGGAGCAAAAGTTAGCCCAGGAAGAAAAGTCGGCTCAGTGGTTAATTAAGGCCAATGAGACAGACGAGAAGATCACTAGAACAGAAATGGCGCTTAAGGAAGCTATGTTGGAGCAGTACGAAGGGGGGCGCTAACATGACTATTATCCTGTACTTCACCGACCATACACCTATAAGGTTCACCGGCCCGGAGGAGGAGTGCATCTTACAGGTAGCAAACGCAAGGCTTCGTCCCAGCTTTATATCGTGGGAGCATAGGCCATGAAGGCACTAGCCATCCTGGCCCTCGCCGCCCTGCTCGGCGGGTGTGCGATCGTCGAACCTAGCCAGCGTATCCAACGAGATACGTTTGGGGTGTATAATGTGTACACAATACCATGACTATCACGCTAATTCTGTTCATCTTCTTCGGTGGGATATTCACAGTCAACCGGGCTCACTACGGCGACACTGTTGCGTGCCGTCATAAGCAATGGTATCAAACGAACTTCCCAGGCGCGGCGATGCCCATGTGTAAGCCTATCGTCCAAAACCGTCTAAAACCGTAGCAGATAACCAGCCGGTGCCGGGGGTGGACCTGTTATACTCCCGGCATGGTCCCGAAGGATACGCACGTCCCCCCTGTCCCTACACCTAAAAAGGGACCTCCTCTTAGCGTCATCAAGCGCATGGACCGACGGAAAGCTCGCGTTATTAAAGCGATGCTCCGCTACGAAGTGTTCACGGTCAAGAAGGCATGCGAGATCGCCAGCGTGGACCCGACTTGTCATTATGATTGGATGCGCAATGATAAGGCATACGCAGAGGCAATCAACGACGCAATCGAAGCTCAAGTCCAACGCCTCGAGCAGTCGGCCAACGAACGCGCCATCGGTATCGGCATCAAAGCGCCTTCCGATCTTCTAACCGTTTTCCTCCTCAACGCCAAGCGCCCTGCGATCTACCGTCCCGCTGTCAAGGGTTCAGTCGAAGGTAAAGATGGTCAAACAATTACCTTCAGTCTCAGTCTCGGTGATGCGGGGGGCGCGTCCTGAGCGCCTCGACCAAGCAGAAGCTGGGCGGCACTGTCCAGTACGTCCGCCCCCCGCTCACCAAATATCAGCTAGACGCCATCTTCTGCCCAGAGCGGTACGCCGAGGTCGAAGCAACAACGAAGAGCGGCAAGACCCACGGTTGCCTTGCGTGGCTGTTCGAGCAAGCGGCCACTAAAGGAAAGAAGGGCCGCAATTTCTGGTGGGTCGCCCCGGTCTACTCGCAGGCCGCGATTGCGTATCGTCGCCTTAAGGCCGCGATCCCCAATTCCCTTAGGACCACGAACGATTCTGAGATGTCGATCACGCTCGCCAATGGCGCGGTGATATGGTTTAAGACCGGGGAGAAGCCGGATAACCTTTACGGTGAAGACGTCTATGCCATGGTGATTGACGAGGCTTCCCGCCTACGCGAGGACGCGTGGCACGCCTGCCGGTCCACGCTTACCTCCACGAATGGCCCTGTGCGGATCATTGGCAACGTTAAGGGCCGCAAGAACTGGTTCTTCCAGTTGTGCCGCAAGGCCCAGGCTGGGGAGAAGGGACATAAGTACACGAAGATCACATGGAAGGACGGTGTCGCGGCAGGTATTATCAACGCTGACGAAGTCGAACAAGCCCGGCGCGACCTACCCGCGAACGTGTTCCGGGAGCTGTTCGAGGCTGAGCCGTCCGACGACACTGGCAACCCGTTCGGCATTGCCGCTATCCGCGCCAACATCTGCCCGGTAATGTCTCCGCTTCCTCCCATCTCCTTCGGCGTGGACCTTGCGAAGTCCGTAGACTGGACGGTCATCACTGGGCTAGATGAGAATGGCCACGTCTGCCGCTTCGACCGCTTCCAAGCTCCCTGGACCGAGACCATCCGCCGAGTCCGCAACATGGTCGGCGCTGTCCCGGCTTTTGTCGACAGCACAGGCGTCGGCGATCCTATTGTAGAGAACCTCCAGCGTGGAGAGAACGGCCGTACCGGGAATTACGAGGGCTACAAGTTTTCCTCCGAGTCCAAACAGAAGCTCATGGAAGGGCTCGCAGTCGTTATCCAGCAAGGCAAGATCGCGTATACCTCCGGCATTCTGGTGCAGGAGCTCGAAGCGTTTGAATACGAGTATACGGGTAGAGACGGGCGGTCGACCGGAGTTCGCTACTCCGCACCCCCCGGCATGCACGACGACGCGGTATGCGCGCTCGCTTTAGCTGTTGCGTGTAGCTCCGTTGCGGCCGGGCGCCCCCGATGGAGGCCGGTCTAATGTTTGGATGGATCAAGGCGGTACGCAACAAGATCGCGACATCCGTGACACATCCTAGGCAATGGGACTGGCTGAACTTCGTTCTCCCGAATACGAAGATCGACTTCGCGTCCCACGTCGGCGACGGGCAGGGCTCCAACGTTTTGATGGCGCCGATCCTGTGGATATGGCGCGCATCGCTCGAGGCGAAGATGGGAGTCCTTACTGAGACTAAGGACAACGCGAAGATGGACTTCGACCACGAGCTGTCGAAGCTCCTACGCTCACCGAACCCGTTCTACTCTGGCCCCGCGATGATGCTGGCTATCATGATCTCTTGGTTTACGGATGGTAACGTGTACTTCCTGAAGGCGCGCGACGGTTCAGGTGCGGTGCGTCAGTTGTGGTACGTTCCGCATTGGATGATGGAGCCGAAGTCGAAGGAAGGAGACCTCACGGACTTCATCTCTTACTACTGCTACAATCCAGGCGGAGCGGCGAACCAGGAAATCCTCCCGAGCGAGGTCGTCCACCTGCGCCACGGTGTCGACCCCCGCAACGTGCGTAAGGGCCTAGCGACGATGAAGATTCTCCTGCGTGAAATCTTTAACGATGATGAGTCGGCCAACTTCGTCGCCGCCCTACTCCTTAACGGTGGCGTGCCGGGCGTCATCATTAGCCCGAAGGAAGGTCAAGGTGCAAGCACCGGCGACTTACAGGCGACCAAGGAATACATTAAGGTGATGTTCGGACGCTCCAAGCGCGGCGAACCGCTGGCCCTTGGCGCACCGACCGAGGTCAAGGAGTTCGGCTACGACCCGAACAAGATGAATCTCTCCGTGGTCCGTAACGTGTCCGAGGAACGGGTGTGTGCGACCATGGGCCTACCCGCGGCAGTGGTGGGCTTCGGCTCAGGCATGGAGCAGACCGCGGTGGGTGCGACCCTAATGGAGCTACACCGCATTGCCTGGGTGGACTGCCTGATCCCGAACCAGGACTTGCTAGCCGGTGAGCTTACCCGCTCACTCGCGTTGGATTTCAAGCTCAAGGATAACCAGCGTGTGAGCTTCGACCGCGACCGCGTCCGCGCGCTACAGGACGACCGCAACAAGGAAGCCGAGTACCTGGCTAAGCTGACCACGGCCGCACTGATGATGCGCTCCGAGGCCCGTAAGCGCCTACACCTAGACGTTCAGCCGGAAGACGAAGTCTATTTGATGCCGAGCGGTATTACCTTAGAGGGACCGGGCGCTCCCGAACCCGACCCGCTCCCCGAGGTCCAGCTTGACCCGGCTACCGGCCTCCCGGTCCCTGCCGCGCCCCCGGCAGTACCGCCAGCCAAGAAGGCAATCAAGCACCGCATGTCGCGCCGGCAGACTGACATCCTGCGGGCAATGGACAAGATTAAGGCTTCCTCCGAGGTTACGCTCGAGCGGCGGATGAAGGAGTTCTTTAAGGACATGGGCAAGGCCGCGGCAGAAGCCTACCTGGCATCCAGCCGTAAGTCGGCCGAGGACGAAGTCGCAGTCGAGCTCGTATTCGGTTCAATGAATGTCAACCGCCTGCGCCAGGAAGTCCGCGGCATCTACGGAACCCATTATGTCGCGGTCTATCGGCAGACGAACAAGGTGCTCGGGGCCATGGGACTCGACGTCAGCGCGGTCGACATGAATGAGTTGAAACTTTTGGCGAAGGGCGGCTCACAGGCCGGCCTACTCGACATGACCACGCAAGCCCGCGACAAGGCGCTGAAGATCATCCAGGAAGGTCGGGCCGAGGGCCGGAACTCGGACTCGATTGCCAAGGACCTAGCCGACGCCGTACCCGCTGGCCGCTTCAACGACTCTGAAACTCGGGCGCGGCTTATTGCCCGAACCGAAACACACATCGCACAGACGGAATCGTCCCTCGTGGCGTACCGCTCCGCTCAAGGTATTGACCAAGTAATGATCATTGATGGCCGGCTCGGTCCCACGGACGACGACTGTGAGGAAGCGAACGGGCAGGTGATGGACTTCAACAGTGCCGAGGGAATGCTCGCCGCCGAACACCCGAACGGTACTCGGGACATCGTACCCGTCTTTAACGTATAGGAGGCATATGCTAATTTTTAAGTCGTTTCAGTTGGACCTGAAGTCCCTGACCGAAGAGAAGCTCGCGAAGGGGATGATCTCCGTCGTGTTCGCGACGATGGGAGTCTGGGACAAGGATGGCGACATGGCCATGCCCGGCTTCTACGGCGAGCAGGACGTCGCGCTCCTCCCGACGCACGACTGGTCACACGTCCCGCTAGGTAAGGGTAAGACCCGCGAGGAAGGCAACCAGGCCATCGCCGATATCCAGATGAACCTCGAGCTCCAGAGCGCGAAGGACTGGCTCTCAGCTATTAAGTTCGACTTAAAAGTTGGCAAGCCGATCCAGGAATACTCTTACGGCTTCAAGGTGTTGGAAGGCGGCTCACGCATGGGCGAGGGCCTTGGTCGTCAGGGCCGTATCCTCCAGCCTCGCGAGGACGGTACGCCCGGCTCGAAGATTTGGGAAGTGAGCCCCGTCCTGGTAGGCGCGGGCGAGAAGACCGGCACCATCTCAGCGAAGGCCGCTGGGAAGACTTTCGTTGACGAGTCACAAGCCGTACTAGATGCGGCCGATGGCCTCGTCGAACGTGCGAAGGCGCTTGCCGCCCTCCGCGAGAAGGAGGGGCGCGAACTGTCCGCGCCTAACAGGGAGAGGCTTGCCGCATTGGCCGATTCCTTCCAGCAGTACGCCAAGGAAATGACGTCGCTGATCGTGGTCGCGCCTGCCGTGACCAAGGAACCCAGCGCCGAAGAGACCGAAGCGCGTCGTGAACTCGTGCGCATGACGAAAGTCCGCGCCGGGTTAAAATAGACTCAAGGAGGCGGCAATGAGTGTGAAACTGAAGGCGCTACAAGAAAAGCTGGCCAAGAGCCAGGAGAAGATGGGCAAGATTCTGGAGCAAGCCGGTCCCGATCTGGACTTCAAGAAGGTGACTGAAGTCTCCGGTTCCGACAACGAGAAGTCCGCGGCGTTCCGCGCCGTCAACGACGAGTGCGCGGCGATCCAAAAGGAAGCGGACGAGGAGCGGTCGAACATCTCCGCGAAGGAAGCGTACGAGAAGCGGAACCTGATCGCAAAGATCAACCATCCGGGCAATGGCTCGGAGCAGGAAGAGCGCAAAGGCGAGATGACGGTCGGCGACGCGCTGATCAAGCACGCCGGTATCGGCGCCAATGAGGACAATGCGGGCGGACGGCTCAAGGCCCTCATGAACAAGGAAGTTGACCTTTCCCTTGGCGTCAGCATGAAGACGCTGATGGACACGACTGCCTGGGTTCCCGAGACCCTGCGCACCGGCAAGCTCGTCGACAAGGCCGCTCGTCCCATCCAGGTCACCGACCTGATCCCGGCCGGCCAGACCAGTCAGGCCGCGGTCGTGTACATGGAAGAGACCACGCTGACCGAGAACGCCGCTGAAGCCACGGAAGGTTCCGGTGCTTACGGCGAGAACGCATACGCGCTGACCGAGCGGTCAGAGACGGTGCGCAAGATCGCCGCTTGGCTCCCCCTCACCGAGGAGCAGTTGGAGGACGTTCCCCAGGTGCGCGGGTACGTGAACAACCGCCTCCCGATGTCCCTGCGCCGTCGCTTGGATTCGCAGATCATCAACGGAAACGGAACGCCGCCTAACATGACCGGCATCCTCAACAAGGCGTCGATCCAGACGTTCGCGCGCTCGTCCGTCGCGGGCTACAAGCCCGTCGACGCGTTGTACCGCGCGATGCGCTTGGTTCGCGTCACCGGCCGGGCTAACCCGTCCGGCATCATCATCAACCCGGAGGACTTCGAGACGATCCGGCTGATGAAGACGAACGATGGTGCCTACGTTTGGGGCCATCCCGCCGAAGCCGGACCGGAGCGCATTTGGGGTCTCCCCATCGCGCAGTCGGACATCATCGCCGCCGGTCATGCGATCGTCGGTGACTTCTCGTACTCGGAGCTGGCGGAGAAGCGCGGGATCGTCGTGAAGATCACCGACGCACATTCCGACTACTTCATCTATGGGAAGGTCGCGATGAGCGCAACGATGCGGGCGGCGTTCGTGATCTACCGCGCGGCGGCGTTCGTGGACGTGACCCTCTAAGCAAGGGCGCAGTAGGCTCGTCCGGGGCAGGCGGAAGCTGAGCCCCGGACGGGCAGTCGCTCCAAAGGAAAAGTTAGGAGGATTCAAATGAAGAAGCTCAAGATGCTGTGCGGAGCGGCGCTGGCCCTCGCGCTGGCGTTCGCCCCGGTCGTGTCCGCGTATGCGGAGTCCGAGAACACCCCGCCGCAAGTGGGCGGGAATTTCGGCGGTCTCCACCCGAACCTCGACTTCTACGGCGTCAAGCCGTGTCGGGTGTCGGACAGCACCACGGCGGTCCTGTGCAAGAGCGGCGAGGGTTTCCTCGACGCGGTCTGCGTTGACGGCGGTCTGGCGACGGGGTATTCCCTGGCGCTTGACTCCGGTATCGCTGGCACGCGCTCGGTGACAAACTCGGACAGCCTCGTGCTGACCCCCATGGTGTTCTCGGAGTCGGATACCGTGGCGCTCGCGGCGTTTCCCACTCGGTGCTTCACGGCCCGATTGGATGCGGGCGGTCCCGTCAAGTTCGTGAACGGCCTGCTCGGCGTGCAGTCGGCGGCGACGCACTCGACCGTCCTGTACTGGCATTACAGCAACGGGCTGAACCCCTAAGCTGATCCCATGAAACCCGGCTCCGTCTTGAACGGCGGAGCCGGGTCGGGGGTCCCGGACATGGAGTACGCGAGGATGAAACGGATGGAACTCGACCAGTGGGCGCGGGGCGCGATTTGCGGGTTCATCGCCGGCGTGCTGTTCGTGGTCGGGTTAGCGTGGGTACTGGCGGGGCCGATTAAATGATTTACTTAGTGGTGGCGGCGACGGTCGTTGGATACGTCGCATGGTCGATCTGTAAGTTCAGCGAAGCCGTGACACAGGAGCCAGAATGATCGCGTTGATGATAGCGGGGGCGATGCTTACGTTCATCCCCCAGATCGCTGACCCGTACATGACGCCGCGCCTGTTGCTAGTGGCGCTTGGCGCCGCATGCCTGTTGCTTATGAAGAGCAACAAAGAGACGACGCTGGAAGCACCCGCGTTTGCGATGGTAGCGGCGGCGATGGTGTCGGCTTTATACGGTCATGACCGTTTCTATTCGATCATCGGTTCGTACCAATTTGGGATGGACTCTCTCCTCGCAATCGCTTGCTATTTTGCGGTATTACTTGCCGCTGGACGTTCCGGTATGAGCGTCGATAACGCGGCGCGCACGATAACCGTCGCGTCAATCCCGGTTTCAGTCTACGGTATCCTTCAGCGGCATTTCCACGACCCGCTTATCTGGGTCGACCTGCATAGCGGCGCGCGGGTAGCGTCGACCCAGGGTGGGCCCATCTTCCTAGGCGCGGTGCTTGCGGTTGCGGCCCTGTGCGCGGCACACCTGGCACGCAAGGGCGACCGGCTCGCTCAAATCGCACTACCTTTAGCCCTGTGGTGCTTATGGTACACCCAGACGCGCGGCGCGGTACTGGCAACCGGCCTAGGTGTGGCGTTCATGTTCCGTGGTGCGGTGTGGGTCGCGATTCCGGCGGTTGTTTTGATGCCGAGGTTCTTCCATTCAGCGATTTCCGACCTTGCTAGGATGGAGGTTTGGAAGATCGCGCTTGCCGTGTTCAGGGATAACCCGCTTACCGGATACGGTAATGGGACGTTCTATCTCGCGTTCCGCCGCTACGCGAACTGGAACCTCGTTGACGTTGCCGGCTCGCAATACGTCCAGGCTCACGCACATAATGACATCCTCCACGTCCTTGCGACGATGGGTCTTATCGGGCTTGCGGCTTACCTGTTCCTAGGCTACTCAATGCTCCGTGTTGCGTTAAACCATCCGGAGAGGAAGTTCTTGCTAGGTCTACTAGCGGCTTATGTTGCGCTGTCGGCGTTTAACCCTGTGACACAATCAGCGTTCGTGATGCTCGCGGTGCTGTTCGGTGTTGCATCGGCGCGGGTCCAGGTAATAGCCCAGCGACGCATTGGCCCAGCACTCGCCGCACTCGTGGTGTTTGCTAGTGTCAGCCGGCTGACGTTAGCTGATTACCACTATGCCAAGGCCGGCGTAAATAATAACGATGTCCAGCTTTCAGCAATGGAGTTCCAACGCGCCGCGGAATTAAATCCGTGGGAGATGTTCTACTCCTGCCGTCAGGTTGATTCTTTGATGCGGCTGATCCCGTACATGCCGCTCGAGCAACGCCGGCCGCTAGCCCTTGCGGGGCGCCAACTGGCCGTCGACGCCGTGGCCCGTCACCCGGAGGATTCATACGCGCATGAGCTTCTCGGTAAGCAGATTCTTGTCGGCTACATTGCCGGTTACCGGGACATCAGCCCGCGCATCGCTTTAGAGTCTTTTAACCGCGCCCAGGAGCTTGCACCTACGTTTGAAATACTTATGTGGCGCCGGCGTAACACCGCAGAACAGCTCGGTGACGCCGACCAAGTCAGCTTCGCGGACAAAGACATCAACGATCTTCGGGCGGCAATTGCGTCCGGGAAAAAAGGCTAATGGCTATCGAGCTTCGGTACGTTAGCAAGAAGGAAGGAGGTCACATGACGAAGTTTAAGTTGACGGAGCGGCTTTCGGTTTACGTGGACCCGAAGACCGGAAAAGAGTGCCTGGCCGGCAAGGACCACAAAGACAACGTGTTCCTGCTCGGCGGGATCGGCTCTGAAATCGAACTCGCCCGCGCGGAAGCCCTCGGTTTGGTCAAAGCGAAGAGCGCGAAGAAAGAGGATTAAGTAATGGCTATCCTAACGACTGACGAGGTTCGGGAACACGTTGAGACGGACCTCGTTGACGATGCCCTGGACCGGCTGATTGACAACGCCGACCAGGAGATCATCGACCGTCTAGGTGTGCTTGCTACGCATACGGATGTTTTGCCGGGTGGAGGTCTGCCAGCACTTCCCCTAACCCGTCGGGCGTCCGCTATCACCTCGGTCGTTGAACGAATCGGTGAGACGAACTACACCCTAGGCACAGACGACTACCGGCTGGATTCAAACGGGTTCAGCCTGCACCGCGCGCAAGGGGCAACGTACCCCGCCCTAGTGTGGAGCGGCGAAGTCACCATAGTGGCCGTACCCTATGGCGGCGCGGCGGGTGAACTGGCCGCACGTGAGAAGCTATTAGTCGATCTTGTTAGACTCGATGCGGCGTACGATGCAACGAGCTCGAACACTATCGGCGACACAAGCCGCACCGCGTTAAACCACGGTGCGGAACGCGCCGCGCTGTTCTCCAGCATGCTAAACCGCAACCGCAGGATGCCACTAGCATGAGCCGATTAACCATGCGCGCCGAGATTCGTCGCAACATAGCGGCGACCGACGGCCATGGACACCCTGGCAAGCCGGAATGGACGCTGGTTAAAGATGGTGTCGCCTGTTTCGTGTGGAGCAAAGTTCGACAACGTGTCATCGACCAAAATCAGCAAGCTGAAGTCGAAGAAGTTGGTGCGATATTCTACCGCGGAACAGACATACTTTCCTTCGACCGCATCGAGCAGATTAAGGACCGCCGCGGGCGAGTCTTGTTTGCCGGCCCGTTCGAAGTCATCACCGGCACAGAGAAGTCTGACGGCACAGGCATCAACCATCTCGCCTTTAAGCTCCGGAGGATTTCGTGAGCTTACAATGGAAGGGAGATCGCCTGAAAAGCAAACTCCAAATGGCCTCCATTATAGGGATTAATGGTACCATGGCTCAGGCGGTAGGGTACGCCAAGGGTAATCACCCATGGCAAAACCAGACGGTGACATTGGAGCCAGGAATTCGAATGGTTGAGCCGGCGTCGATCAAGGGTAAGAAGATTTCCGGGCTCTGGGGTGTCGCGAACGTGTTTTATGCGAAGTACCTCGAAGCGAATCCGAAGTGGCGCTGGCTGGCGCCGACCGCGGCAAAGATTTACCCTAAGTTGAAAGCGAATATCAAAGCCGCTCTTGCGTCCCTATAATGGCTAACCTACACGAAGCAGTCATTAACGTCCTTAAGACGCCGCAGGAGATTTTCGACCTGATTGGCGATGACGTTACTCGTGAGTCCCGCGCGTTCGGTATTCAGGTGCCGAAGGCGCAAGCAATTTTCATGCCGCGTAAGTGTATCGTGGTAAGGCAAAGCGGGCAGGGTGGACAGAACCAGAGCTTCGTCCGCTTACAAAAGACATTGCTTGATATCATTTGCTACGGCGAAACCGGCTATGAGGCCGAGTTACTTCGCCTTGAAGTGAACCGCTACCTTAAGGACTTTCGTCGCCGCATGTCCGAAGGGTTCCTGCTTCACTCATTCGATCTAGTAAACGGACCCATCCATCTGCCGGAATCGCAGACGGAATGGCCGTATGTGCTGGAGACCTGGCGCTGTCTGGCGTCAGAAACATAAGGAGGTATCATGAACAAGTACAAGATGTTCCTGGCGGCAGCCCTGGCCCTGGCCATGGCGGTCCCGGCGTTTGCGACCGAGGTCCGGGTTTCGGTCGAGCAGAACCTGAACAGCGGGCTCACGGCGACGTACACGTCGTCCGGGCTACTCACGACCAATACGTACAAGGTCCGCAATGACGGCAAGGTCTTCATCCACTTCAAGAAGACCGGCGCCGGTGCTTGCACCGTCACGATCGTCACCCCGAACACTTCGCAAGGGCTGGCGATTTCCGATCGGACCGTGAACGTTCCCGCGACGACCGGAGATGTGTTCGTCGGTCCGTTGCCGGCGTCCCTGTTCAACAACAGCGCGAGCGATGTGGAGTTCACCATCTCGGACACCGTCGGACTTTCGTTCGCCGTGATCCGGAACTAAGGAGGCCACATGGAAAACGACGCTCCGTTTGAAATCATAGCGGCCCCGGCGAAAATCTGGGTCGCTCCCGTAGGGACCGCTTTCCCTGCCATCGACGTCGTTCCCGGTGTCGACTGGACCCTGCTGGGTAAGGCAGGGGATAAGAACATCAGCGAAGATGGCGTGACCATCTCGCACCCGCAGAGCGTGGAAGTGTTCCGCGCCCTGGGAAGCATGGGTCCTCGGAAGATCGTGCGGACGGAGGAGGACCTCATGGTCTCCTTTACCCTGCTCGACCTGACGCTGGAGATGTACCGCCGTATGTTGAACGACAATCCCATCACCGAAGTGGCGGCGGGGTCCGGCGTTGCCGGGTCCAAGAAGCTGTCCATGATGCGCGGTCGCTTGGTCAACCAGTTCGCTCTCATTGCCGAAGGGCCGTCGCCCTACGGTGAGAACTGGAACCTGCGCTTCAAGGTGCCGATCATCGTCAACATCGGTGAACCGGAAATCGTGTTCCAGAAGGGCGAGCCCGCCGGTCTGCTGTTTGACCTCCAGGCCATCGAACACGAGATCGACGGCTTCGGCGAGATCGAAGCTCAGAACGCCTCACGCAGTTAATGGAAGCGCACATGGGGGACGTAGCCGCGACGGCAAGGTCCCTCCGTGACGCCGCCAAGAAGCACAAGAAGGCAAGCCGGTTTCATAGACGCGCGGCGAAAGAGTGTATGGAGAAGCTCCGCGAAATCTGCGAGGCTCACAACATTAAACTCTCGATCGTACAGGGCGGAGGAGAACACCATGGCCCAGAAGACATTGCTCGAGCTGACGACGGAAGCGCCGGAAAGGGCGTGCATTAGAATCGACGATAATCTGTACCAGCTTCGTTCGCGCGAAGACCTGGGACTAAAAGAGGACGCGGAGTTCAGTGGGATGATGACCGATTTCGAGGTCGCGTCCAATGCGAAGGACTGGCGTCAGATGGCCGCAGTCTTGGACCGCATGGTCCAGGGTGTCGTAATCGACATGCCGGCCGAAGTCCTCGCCAAGCTCAACGATACCAAGAAGCTGAAAATCGTTCAGGCTTTTACGACGGAGGTCGGAAGCCGCCTGCCGAGCCTCCCGCGCGAGGCGGTAGCCGCTTAGATATAGGAGTCCTCTTCCCGGTCCTCCAGCGTTTCTACGGTGGCGACTGGGAGACCTGGGAGAGGATGCCGGTTCGTAAAGTGAACTGCTACATCGAGATGTTGCCGGTGATTAAAGCCGAGGAGTCGCTTCTTCGTTATCAGGCAACGGTGTGCGGCGTAGGTCCGAAGAATAAAAGGCAAGCGCAACAGATGAAGAAGCAGGTCCAGGAGTGGGTTAAAACTATGGGTCGATATTCAAAGAAGGCCAAGACGAATAAGGCGGCGAGCTTTGAAGATATGAAACTGATGCTTCAGTCTATGGGCATCCGTGTGAAGGGGGCGTAGTATGGGAATGTCAAACGAAGAGCTCGGGCGCGCAGTCCTCGAACTAGCAACGGACTCCGGGCTCCTCGATAAAGGCATTGACGACGCAAAGGATAAAGCCGGCGAGCTAGAGAAATCCTTTACCAATGCCGCCGACATGATCAAGCAGGCGTTCGCGGCGATCGGGATAGGGATGTCGCTGAACGAAGTTCTTAAAGCAACGATTGAAGCCGAGCGCGAGTCGGTACTCCTGGCCGCGGCCGTCCGCGCGACGGGGCAAGCCGCTGGCTACACCACTGAACAGCTGAAAGCACAGCAGGTCGTTCTCCAACAGTCCACAGGCATCGGGGATGAAGCGATCTCCAATATGCAACGCACGTTGATGACGTTTCGGAACGTGCATGGGGAAGTGTTCCGGTCGGCGATTCAGTTGTCATTGGACTTCGCGGCCGCAACAGGCGGCGACGCCGCCGACGCCGCACGCAAGTTCGGCATGGCCCTTAATGACCCTATCAATAACATGGGCCTGCTTAAGCGCGCGGGAGTTTCACTATCTGACACGTTAAAAGCGCAAGTCGAAAGCCTTGTCCAGAACGGCGACCTAGTAGGCGCGCAGACGTTGCTGATCAACGAGCTCTCCAAGGCATACGGGGGCGCGGCGATAGCGTCCCGGGACACCCTGGGCGGGGCAATCACCGCGCTGAAAGAGAATTTCGGCAACCTGTTCCTCGAGCAGGAAGGTGCGGGCAAGCAGTTGCGTATCTTTATTGAGCTCGTAAACCAGTCGCTCCCCACGGTTGCGGCGGTGTTCTCCGCGGTGTTCGCCGCAGTTAAGACGCAGATCGAAGGCGTGGTATCAAATCTATTCTACTTAGGGCAGGGACTTAATAACCTCATCCATGGCGAGCTCGACGCCGCTATGGGATCGTTTGGTGAGATCGTTAACCCGATTAAACTGATGGCCACTTCCGTTGCCGACGGAACGCTTGCCTTCCAGGCCGCAGGCGCGGCCATGCGTGACAACACGGCCGCGGCAAACGAACTTGCCGGGACTGCGCCAGTGACGGCGGGTGTGGTAGCGCAGTCGGCCGCAGAGATGAAAGCCGCGCTCGACGCCGTTAGCTATAAGAAGCTAATGGAAGAAGAGAAGCAATGGTTCGCGCAGATTGATGCCGACGCGAAGAAGCAGAATACGATTAATGCAAAGCGTATTGCTGATGATAAGGCCGCGAACCAGAAACGCATCGCAGACTGGGGCGCGACACTAAACGCCATCTCTACGCTGTCCCAGTCCCACAATAAAACCATGGCCGCGATCGGTAAGGCGGCGGGCATGGCGCAGGCGACGATCGATACGTACATCGGCGTAGGGCGCGCCCTGGCCCTCGGCCCCATAGTCGGTCCACCCCTAGCGGCCCTGGTTCTCGCGGCAGGGCTTGCGAACGTGGCACGAATTGCCGGTATACAGGGGCTAGAGTCTGGTGGTCCTATGCACAGCGGGCAAACCGCCCTAGTCGGCGAGGCCGGCCCCGAGCTATTCACCGCGCCCCGCGCGGGGCATATCATCCCAAATCACGAGCTTGGTGCGGGAGGTAGCGGTGTGAACGTAACGAATAACATCAGCGTTCAAGGATTAGATTTCAGCCACGAGGCGACGGCGGAACGCATCCTCGCTGGCATCGCTGATGCGGCAAAGCGTGGCACTGAGAATGCTATCCCGGCCGCAAACGCTTTTAGCAATCTCGCAGACACCTATTCAGGGAGAGTCGCGTGAACATATTCCCCGGAGCATACCCCGCGTTCCTAACGAAGAATTATCTTAACCGGCATGCGAATGACGGGAGTGACGTAATCGTATCCAGCGGTGATACTACAAAGCATCGTTTGTATGACATGGACCCGCGCTCGCGATGGCAGTCTCAAGGGTCAAACGACTTAACGACTGAGACGATTGAATTTGGCCTGTGGATACCAGGCGCGCGAACGTCCCATGATGTCGAATATATCTTCTTGATGAACCATAACATTAAGGGCCTATTGATTGAACATTCGAATACGAATGGCGCGCCCTGGACTTCGTGTTACACATCGGCGGTCTTGACCGAGAAAAACACGCGACAGATTCTCGTCTCTACGGCGATGGACCGGATTCGAATCTCAATGACTACCGCGCAAACAGCGGACGCTGAGAAAGCCATTGGTGACATTATTGTCGCGGGCGCCTCGTTCCAGCCTGGGCCACTATTCGAGTACAAGCCGGAAGCGCCGAAGGTTCAACAGAAGACGGCTAAGATGGCTGACGGCTCCCTGCGCGGCCAGTTAATTGGACGCTCGGATGCGAGCTTCCATTTCTGGGCGGCGAAGTGCGCATGGATAATGGACCCGGCGCTCTACGAAGATTACGACGCGTTTGAATCGGCGATGGAGCAGTTCCGGGAGTTCGGCCTCCGGGGCGCGGCGTTCCTGTTCCTCCCCGAACCTGGCGACCGGCCTGATCAGGTGTACCTGTGCCGGGTGCGGCCCGGGACATATAACGAGAACTATGTCTCGTTAAGCAAGGGTGGCGACCTGCGTGGCGTGCAGATGGTGATCGAGGAAATCGGCGGCGCATGATCACAGTAAGCGACGAATTCAAAGCTATCTGGGCTGACAAACAAGGTCAGGCCATCCAACAGCGTATCCGCTATAAGCGCCGCTATAAACTGGGCGGCGTCTACTATAACGAAACTGATTGGAACGTTCTAGACAAGCCTGATTTTATTTCCATCGGTTCTATCCCTCAGCAGTCGGATGTTAACCGCAACATCATCAAAACGTCCGTGCTGTCCTTAAAGGTCCCGAACGAAAATAACCAGTGGATTGAACACGCCGGCTCGCCTAGTTTCTACGCCGCGGACGCCGTGGCGACCGATGGGTACACGGCCACACGGACGCTATGGCAAGTTCAAGAAGGTTACACGCTCGCCGCTGGGACAATAGAATGGATATCCGTATTCACAGGCATCCAACTTAAGAAGCCAAAGATCACAGGCAAGTCCGAGTTCGCGATCATTGAAGTTTCAAGCAATGCCGCGCTCCTTGAAAAGGCCGACGCCGAGGAAGTCTGTACCGAGCCAGGTTTGGAGAACTGTATCCCGGCAACCGGCGACGGGTCCAACGTGGACTTCGAAAGCACGTCAACCGGCGTCGACCATGCAAAACTGTTTGAGGTGAACGGAGCGAACAGGACCCAGGGCTCTCAGTGGCGGGTATCCAACGATAACGAGGTTGCCTCGGCTGGCAATACTGGCCGGCTGGCAATCAAGGCTAGCTCGGCGCCTGTGGCCGGCCATACGGTTAAGACTAGCGTCAAGAAGTGGCTTCAGAACCAGCGCATTGAAACTGTCCTAGGCCTCCTGGCTGACGAGGCCGGGATCAGTTCCGGCGTCCGGTCAATTGCCACGGTGTTTTTCCCCGGCTCGCTTTCCGGTAGCAAGACAATCGACTCTCAAGCAGAGTGGGAACTCGGCACCGTCGAAACAAACGTCGACAGCGTAACTTCGCCGGGCGACCTGCGGCAAGGCTGGACGTGTGTTGACAATTTTACCGACGGCAATATGGACGGGTGGTCAGGCGTCACTGGCTGGTCTGTTGCGTCAAACAAGTTAGCGGCCGCAACACCGACAGACGTCAGCGTGAATACCATCTGCGCCAGAGCAACTGGGTCGTGGCAGGTCAAGATGGACAGGTCTTCCGGTTACGCTGATTTCGCTTTCATGGGCGGCGTCTCTGGTGGTTATTACATTGTCGAGCCGACACAGAAGAAATATTTCGTACGCATCGATGGCACAACGATTTATCTTTACAAGGGCGTTGGAGCAGTAGACGAAGTCAGTTCGCCGACAGAAGTATTGCTAGTTAGCGCGGCGTATTCCGCGAGTGCTGGTGACGTGTACAAGGTGACACGTACTGCCGCAGGGTTCATGGAAGTGTTCGCGAATGGTGTTTCAAAGCTAACCTACACGGACACCACTTACAGCACGAATGTCGGCATTGCGGTGTTTGCCAGTGGTAATGCGACGTTCGATGACTTCTATTATAATTACAACGTCGTTTCTACCGCGGCCTCGGATACCGCGACTTACGAATCGGAAGTGTTTGACCTGCTGTCCACTCCGACCGCGTGGTCAACGCTGGTTGCAACGGCAACATTAAATAGCGGGACGATCACTTATTATACGGCGACGTCCGCGGATGGAATTTCGTTTGACGCTTACGTGGCTGTTGCATCTGGCGCGGTCATAACGTCCACGCTCCGCCGATACCTAAAGATCAAAGCGATTATTACTTCGGCGACATTAACAATCACGTCGCCGTCCATCGATTCTATCGTTGCCAACTTCGCCACATCAGATATCTTTATCTCACTTGCGAACCATCGCGGCAAGACTGTGATGCAACAGATGGAGAAGTACGTCAAGCTCCCGGACTACGAACTTCGGTTTAAGGGCGACGGCACGCTGGTTATCGGCCCGAAGACGAATGGCACATACGTGGTTCACCTTACGCAAGAGAACGCAATCATCGACATCTCCGAAGTGGACTACGGCATCCCGGAGCGTGTCGTCCGTGCGGGGCGGGTGCGTTACCAGGGCTTCGTCTCGGTATATGGCGACACTGAAGCGAGCGCCACAGCTGAGACAATTGCCGATGGCGACGAGCTTGGTAAGAACGTACTCGATGAAGACCTGGACGATACGCTGGTCGCAAACGATCTAGACCTCGGCAACTCCCGCGCGCGGGTACTGTACGACAACAACCGCCGCTCGGCCACTGACCCGAAGCCCCCGGTTCGCCTGCGCATGAAAATCTGGGACGTGCCGTGGCTTGAAGTTTCAGACGTTGTACGTACAAGCTATTACGATCATCCATTGCTCGGCGTACTCCAAGCGAACGACGAACTGCTCCGCGCTGACTCACCATACTTCCACATGGGCGCGCCGGGCAATGTAATCTCAGCGGCGAAGGACTGGCGCGTTTTGTATTATAGCCCAAACAAGGACACCGGACAGGCGGACATACTCGTACAAGAGGTACTCTAATGAAAACGTTAATCATGCTCATGCTTTTGGCGGTCATGCCCGCCAAAGCGCAACTCACAGGATGTCAGTACACTAGCGGAGGGTTGACGCTATCGAAGGTCCGCTCGACCGCATCCGGCACACAGATTTTCGGTTGCATTAACGACACATTCGACAGACTTAGTTCGTCTGCCGCTTATGTGAGCTCGACTTCCAGGCCCACGTTCGGCCAGATTTATGTCGACACAATCACAGCGCGTGGCGCAAACGTTTACATCTCTTCGCCAATTATAGCGGCGAGTGGAATTAGTATGTCTAGCGGTGCTGTTACTGGAGGTAGCGGATTAAGAGTTACATATGGTATCGCCGCGGCGACCGCGAATGTGTCCTCATATTTTACCGTTGGCAACAGCACGGTATCATCGGCAATCGGCGGAAGCGTCGGTATCGGCGTTGCGGCGCCTGCCTATGCGTATCCGAATAATCAGTTTTGGGCCAGGGCGGAAACTTCTCGGTTTGGAAGAAATGCTGATGCGGGGAATCACGACAATGCCATTATTGGTGTCGGCAGCAACGATTTAACCAAGGCCGACATCGTTGGGTGGGGTGTGACCAATCCAGGACCGAATACGTGGGGCATTTGGTCTTTCCCGGTTATCGACGTGACCGCGGGCGTGAGCGGATCAATCCACTCTCACGGTATCGCAGCCGGGTCGTTTAATAAATCTGATACCGGGTCGGCGCGCAATGTCCCTTTTCAGATCGGGCTTCGGGTGCTCAACGGTCAGACCGACGGCGTCGCGTCCGTCACGGGCGGCTACGGAATTTGGATCGACTCGATCACTGCCAACGCGGGAACCGGCACGTCTGGCATTGGCTTCAACCCCGGATTCGGCATCTACAATAACTCCAACTACACTGCGCCAAACGCCGACACATACATTCGGCTGGGGGTGGGGGCAACAGGTTACGACATTCAAGGTCACGTAATTACCATAGGGAACGGGGCCGGGATTTATTCTGGCGTTTTCGGTGGCGCGACCTATTACCGATTGCTTGGGACGGATTCATCCGACACGTTCTACGTCGGTGCGCAGAACATGAATTCGATCTTCTTGGACAATAAATTTATCTATCTGGGCGGAAACGGCGCGGGGCAGGGTACGTATTCTTATGGATCGCTAGTCGTGCCCTACGGCGTGTCGGCAGGAACTGGAACGTTCTCGGGGGCGGTCAACGTCTCGGGCGCCCTGACCACATCGAACGGAAACGGCGGAGTGTATACGAATTCATCTCCAACGTGGTCGGTTCTTAACGCGGCCGGGACCACGGGGATCGTGTACGGTGGCACGACGATAACGCCCTACTCTTCGAGCGTGGCCGGGACCGCCATGACATTCAACGGTGGCGCCGGTGGCAACATCGGCGTCGGAACGACCGTGACCCAGAGCACGTTCAACGTCAACGGCTCCTTCAACTTCGGTGCAGGCGCGACCAAGAGCACCGGCTCGGTATCCGGGGACTTGCTCCTGGCGGGCACTCTTGGCGTCGCGGGGGCCTCGACGTTGAGTGGCACCCTGGGCGTGACGGGGGCGACCACGCTCAACAGCACCCTGGTCACGGGGGCGAACCTGAGCCGCGCGGCTGACGGATTGGTCGACCTCGGCGTCGGCGTCTACAAGAAAAACACTTCGGGACAGACGTTCTACATCATGAAAAGCACGGACGCGACAAACTACTCAGCTCTTGCGATGTCGTTCTATGGACACGCGACCGATTCTTCGCGCGTGTGGCAGATGCAGACCATCGACCAGGGCCTCGCCAACGCGGGGAAAATCGAGATGCAACCAAGCGGCGGAACCATCGGTCTACAGACAACCGTCTCCGCTGGAACGCAGTTATTTTATTGCTCAGGCGGTACGTTTGACGGAAATATTTGCCGCGGGGCATCTTGTATTTGTACAGGCGGAACCGCAACAGCATTAGGCGTATACGTTAAATAATAAATGTATAAAACTCCTGTTATCTTGGCTTGGATCGGAACGCTTCTGTTAATCGCATTGATCGCACTCGTAGAAATCCGTCACTGGCGCCAAAGGAGATAACATGGACTTCGGAGCGATCAAAGTATTTGAAGCGATCCTTGCGGCCGCGGGGTGGAAGATTGCCATAGCCGTACTCCTGGCCATCATCGCACTGATAGCTTCTGTTCGTATGGCGCCGCAAGTTCTAGCTGATCGCCGCGCACGTGATCGTGAGGACGCAGATGCAAGAGTCCGTGCGGCCAAAGCGGTCCAAGATCGTATTGATGTTAAAGACGCGACACTTGAAAAGATACTAACGAACCATATCGCGCACCTTGAGATTCAGCTTTCGGCCAGCAGGGAATTCTATGAGGTCGCCACTGAGCGACTAGCATCCATCAGTGCCGACATGAAAGAAGCCCGCAACAAGCTCGACTCAGTTGGTGCCGAACTCGCAGAAGTCAAACTCGATACTACTGTCCTCCGGGACCGCCATTGAAGCCCTGGTACGAGACGCTATTCTGGGAGCTGGTTAAACTGCTAACCGCACGGAGCCTACCCGCTGGCGCAGTCGTGGTAGCGGTCGAACTCCCTGGCATGGGCGACCGGGAAACCGAGGAGCAGAAACAACGCGCGGCGATATGCGACTTCGTCTCTAGCCAAGTCGGTAAGCCGTACCACTTAGGAGTCGAAGTGCCGCTCACCGCCGAGGACCCCGCCGAATGGGACTGCTCGGAGCTCACCGAAAATGCTTACCGGCGCGCCGGCCTAGTCCTGCCAGACGGTTCAAACTACCAGTACGACTACTGCCGGCCCACGGATAACCCACTGGCGGGCGACCTGGGCTTCGTCTGGAGCGATGCGTGGGGCCGAATCGGGCATGTCGTGGTCTGCATGGGTGACGGTTCAATCGTTGAAGCAAGGGGTAAGCCTGTGAGCCATGTGCAGGTCGCCCCCATGCACGACTGGGAGTCGCACCCGCGGTGGCGCGGGTGGCGCCGGCACCCGGACTTTTCGAGGCGACCATGATCGGCTCTTGGTATCTCGTCGCATGGATCGCTTGGTCTTGTCCTGGCGGTATGCTTGCCAGGTTTGTGCCTGAGCCGGTCAAACCTTTAATATGCCGTCCAGCGCGCACCGAATCTTTAATGTTCATGCAACGTAGCGACGCCATGACAAAGGTTCAAGAGCTTGGACCGTATGCGATCCCGACCCTGCACTGGTGCCAAACTGGACGGTGCTACACGCGCGGGATCGATTGGAATCTTGTAGCCGTACAGAAATAAGGAGGAACAAATGGACATGAAGAACCTAGTCGCGTCTTCGATTATCGAAGCGAAGGAAGCGGCGGAGAACCTGAGCCGGCTGAAGGGGTTTAACCTCAAGAGCTTGCAAGGGCTTATCGCTTGCGTGAAGTGGTCGGTCAAGCGCGCGGAAGAGATCGGCCTGTCTCAGAACATGTCGGCCGATGAGAAGAAAGAGTTCGCTACCGAACTCATCATGCAAGTTGTCCCGATGCCGTGGTACTTAGCACCGATCGCCCGTTCGATCCTACCGCACATCATCGATGCAATCGTCGATGCTCTGAAAGACAAGTTCGGTAAGTAGTATGCGCGCCCGTCTTGCGCGGCTCCTTAGGCGAGCAAAGTCTAAGGAGCCGCGCCCCGCGGCGGTAGTCTTGTACACCTGGCTAACGAAGGCCCGTGAAGTGATCGCACGGAGGATTCCTTGGCAGAAGTGATAGCGAGGCTCGCGCTTATTGGATGCGTTCATAGCGGTTCGAAGTTTGCGGACATTAACGACTTCGAGAAATATGTAAAGCTAACCGAGGACAAGAAGATTCCAACGAAGCTTGGAATCCTTGGCGACCTGTTTGAGAACGCCATCCCATCGCGCGGTAAGGGAATGATGTTCGAGCAGAATCTAACGCCAGACGAACAAATAGACGATATTGCACGCATACTTCATCCCGCGCGTCATGATATTTTATTCGCCTGTACGTCGAACCATTCCCGCCGAACGTATCAGGAAGTCGGCATCGATATGGATAGCCAGTTGTATAAACGCCTGGGCATAGCTAACGTGTACCAAGGGCTTCAGGGTGTTGCGATGTTCCACGGCAAGAAAATTGCGTTCGCCCACGGCAACGGGTCGGGCGATAACTGGACTGACTCAAAGAAGCTCTACACGATCTACCCGGACGCGGACATTATTGCCACGAGTCACCGCCATGAGATGACGTCGAAGTGGCATGGGAACTTTAAGATAGACGGCCGCGGCCGGCGAGTTAAGAAGTACGTCCTGCTAGTCCGCACCGGGGGCTTAATGGACTGGGCCGACTATGCAAAGGCCGAGATCTACACACCGCAGAAACCTGGCTTCTCCATCCTGTACTTTATGTCTGACGGCAAGGTGCGCGTCGATACGAACGGACTTTGATCGTGCGTCGTATTCCCCCTCGGGCAGTTTTGCCGGGGGGTCTTTTTTTAACACGATCTTCATAAAATAGGTGTTGACATATCCTGTACATGTCTGTATACTAAGGGTATGAGCGACACAATGAAAGAGATCAAGCGGCAAGCGGACTACGGGATCGATACTAAGATGGACGCGCAGTCACTGCGCAAGGTTTTGATCAACATTTCAAACCTTGCGACAGCCGAGATCAACGAACAGGAAAGCAAAATTAAGGGAGGCAAACTTTTATGATGGGTGCAGGATTCCTAACCAAGAAGGGATTAAAGGAAGCGGTGGGCCAGTCGCCGCGCTTCGTTGAGACTTCAGTTTTCGGTCCGGAGTATAAGGGAGACGGCAAGTACAACGTGGTCGGGCCTCACCCGCACGTGCGCAAGTGGTATGCAACGGTTACGATCAAGAACGGTTTGATCGTGGCGGTTAAGTAATATGATCGCACGCTCACCTAAGTGCCTCGCCCGTATTAAGAAGAACGGTAAGCAAAAGTTCTGCGGCAGGGATGCGAAGTACAACGACCTATGTAAATGCCACGACAAGAAGTTCCAGTCAATCATATTCGTAGGGAGCCAATTCGAATGAAACCTACCACACTACCGTCGATCCCCGGCATCGTTGACCCGATGCTTATTAAAGGTACGTTCACCCGCGTCCAAATCATGGACGAAGTTCGTCGCCTGCGGCCTGACTTCAAGGACCCTTCAGCGGCGGTCAGTAACGGGTTCCGCCGCCAAGTTGCGGCCGGTAACCATCCTGCCATCGTTGAAATACCGCGCGAGCGCAAGGCCCCGAAGGCGCCAGGCGTTAAGCGCACCCGCATGGCGGCACCCATTACCGACCGGCTGGCTAAGCTCGACGAGTGGGCGACCAGGATGAACGACGAGATCGGTATGGGGTTCAAGCGGCTTGCGGCGTACAAGCTGGCGCAAGCGAAGGAGCCTAAGCTCCGGAGGATTTGGGCTTAGTATGGCATGGCTGACAAGGAAGGGGCGAATAGCGAAGGGGTGTAGAATTTGCGGAGGTCCCTCGCGTCGCGGCGGACGTATTTGCCGTCAATGTTATCGCCCAGGCATGAACAAGAAAATTCAAATGGAGGGCAACCATGGGCCAAGCCGCTGACGATCTATTGGAAGGCGACTGCTGTGAGTCGTGCGGCGAATGGCTGGGCGGGGGAGAGGGCTACCCCCGTCAGTGTGCCGGGTGTAAGTCGCCGGGCAAGATCAAGAAGCAACGCACCGTGAAACCCAAACCAAAGCCGGAGGATAAGCAACTTGGCTTCCTTTGACTTCGACATCGTACTAAACGGTCACACCTTGAACGCCGTTGGTGACGCTACACCATACAGCCCCGCCGTCATGTACCTACGCAACGGCGACCCAGGCTACCCAGCCGAGGGCGGCGAGATCGAGGACCTTGAACTGTGGGCGTACTACCGCAAGGACAAGTCTGGCCCATGGCGGCGGCGCAAGCTGTGCCAGGCGGTTGTCGACGCCAACTTCGACGTCGTCTTCGAGCTCATAGAAGAAAAGCTTGCTGAAGAATAGACGCCGGCCCATGTCCATGCGGCACGTTGTGCGTGTGCGTGCCAGGGTGCTACGACTTCGTCGTGTTAATACTTTGAACGCGCGGTTTATTGCCGACATTATTGAGAAAAGATTATTGAGTCAAATGAGTTGGACGAGGTAAGCATGGGAGACATGGCTGACGACCTAATGGATAGGATGGACGATATCTATCTTAATGGGTGTGACGAGTGGTGTGGAGGCTGTCCTGATTGCGCGGAAGATACCCAGTGGGTAACTCGGGATGGGAAAGTTTTTGAGATCAAGAATTTGGAAACAAGCCACATTGTGAACATTCTTAATTATATTAGGCGTAACCGCAAAGTGAGATTCTTTGGTCAACGACGTGTGGACAACGTGCGGCGTGAGGCATACAAGAGAGGATGTTTTGAGAAGGCTATGGTATGGGTGGCTCCGTGCCTGTTGACAAGTTGTTAATGTTATTTGTACACTACATATATGGTCAAGATAATTAAAGCTCGGGCCGCATGGCTCAAGAAGCACAAGCTCACCGTCCGGCTCTTTGCCGAGGTCACAGGCAACGACTCGGGAACCGCGCACGTCTGGTTTCGCACCGGACGAACGCCCCGCCGCAAGTACATGGAAGACATCCTGGCCGTGTTCCCTGACTGGCCCCATAAGTGAAATTCAAAGGAGTCACGCCGCAATTTAAGTGTGCCATGATTGGCACCCCCGGCCATGTGTGCAGTGACGAGCGTGCGCGCTGGCCGACCAATGGATATTGGTCCGACGTTTGCCAGAAAGCGATGGATCATTGGATGAGCAATCTGAATAAAAAAGAACGTAATTCGTGGACAGGGAGGAAGCTAAATGGTTGAGCTAGCAAAGGCTCGCACAGAAGCAAAAGTTGTCGGCATGCCTACGAGTGGTTTGATGCTCGTGGTCGGTCACCCAAAATCCGGGAAGACGTGGTTCGCAAGCTCCGCTCCAGACAGCATCGTCATTGAGCTTGAACGTAACGGTGCCGACCGCGTGGCGTGGGGCCGTATTCAGGAAATTCACGCGGACGAAGCGGACTCATTGGACCAGATGGACCAAGTCATGAACTTGGTTATGGCCGACGAATCGATCAAGACCGTGGTGATCGACAGCGTTGACCAGTGGGCCAAGATGATGCAGGACGACATCGCCAAGAAGGCCGGCGTGGAGTTCCTTGGTAAGGTTAAGGTCGGCGTGGATGGGCGCGCCCTATGGGGCGAGTTCGCCCAGCGGGTCCACACCATCACCGACGCGCTGAAGTCCAGTGGCAAGCTCGTGATCCTTATCGCCCATTGTAAGCCCCCGGAGAAGGACGACCAGGGCCGCATCACTACCCCTGCCGGCATTAACGTGTCAGGTAAGGGTGGCTCATACATCGCCGCGCAGGCGGAGATGATTGGGTTCGTGGGCGTGCGCGTGCTGGCCGGCAAGGCACAGCACTACATCACGTTCAAGTCAGCCAGTGACCTCGCCATCTGGCGCTCGCGCGTGGATGAACTCCACGAGAAGGAGATCGTGCTGGACAAGGCGAATCCGTGGAAGTCGTTTGCCGGCGCGTTCGCCCCGGTCGCCGCACAGCCGGCGAAGAAAGCCGAACTCGTTAAGGAGAAAAAGAAATGAGATATACAGGTAGCGCGAAGTCCGACCCGAGTTCCGTTTACCCTCCGGGCGAATACTTCCTGACCTGCACGCACGTTCAGGATAAGGACAAGGAAGGCAATCCTCTTAAGTCCAAGAAGGGGAACGACATGTGGATTCTTGAACTCACCGTCGCTGAAGGTGAGCATAAGGACCGCAAGCAATGGCATTACCTTGTGTTCCTTCCGCCTGGGGCGCCGGGACACGGCATGACGCTCAAGAGCCTTAAAGCGTTCGGTATCGACCCGGAAGGCGATAACGACATCCTGCCAGAGCACCTCCTCAACGTCACCGTTAAGGTGAACGTGAAGATCGAGGAGTCGGAAGGGTACGACCCGAAGAACGCCGTCGCGAAGTGGTTTAATCCTGGCGAGTTGACCAAGCCGGGCGCCACGCAGGCCGAGGACCCGAACGGTACGGCCCAAGAGGATACGTCGTTTGATCCCAAGGAGCTTGAGAAGCCGGCGCCGGCCAAGCCCGCCGCACCCGCCGCCCCCGCAAAGAAGCCGTTATGGGGTGGGAAGAAATAACAAATTAGGTTCCCTAGATCATACCCCATAGGGATTAAATTAGTGCGGGGTAGCAAAGCACAAGCCTACTATTCTTTAAGGAGATACAATGTCACAAGAAGACATGCTGACGGAAGAACCGAAAGTGTACTGCATGGGCGAGATGGTTGACATCAATAAAGTCAAACCGAACCCGCTCAATGCAAACGTCCACCCCGACGAACAAATTCGAATGCTCGCCGGCATCCTTCGTGTTAACGGCTGGCGTGAAGCGATCGTGGTATCAAAGCTCTCCGGGCTTGTGGTCAAGGGCCATGGACGTCTGTTGACAGCAAAGTCCTTGAAACTTAAACAGGTGCCGGTCGAGTACCAGGAGTATGCCGACGAGCAGTCCGAGCTCGCTGACCTTATAGCGGACAACAGGATCGCTCAACATTCGTATGTCGACGCTCTTGGTCTTGGCGTGCTCTTAAAGAAAATTAACGAGAAGGGTCAGTCGACGCTCGGTTATACTCAAGAAGAGATCGACCTCTTCATGGCCGCGGAATACATCGCGCCGAAGGAAACCGACCGCAAGTTCGTGGTTCTCGAAACGCTGAAGTTGACAAAGGAAGCTAAGGCAATCATCAGCGGCGCGGTGCAGAAATACTGCCTGCGCGTCGGTAAAGAGATGGACTGGGGCGAAGTGTTGGCCATGATCTGCATGGACTGGCAGGTACGCATACTGCCTACCATGCCGCAGGCCGAGATGCCTCCGCCGCCTCCTAAGAAGGAGCCGGTGGTTAAAGAGCCTAAAAAGGACAAGGCGCCTAAGGAGAAGGCGGTTAAAGAGTCTAAAAAGGAAACCTCTGAAGGCGAGGAATACGAGCGCGAGTTCAAGATCAAGCGCGTCGCCGGCACGAGCCTGGAAGAACAGGGCGTTAACGTGATCCGCCCTGACGAGGCAGACAACGCCGCTTACTACACGATCGAAGACAGCATCGTGAAGTTCGCCAAGGAAGCAAAAGAGGCCGGCACCAAGGTGCGCGCAACTCTTGTGATGAAGAATAAATACCTGTGGATCACGAGCATGGAGAAAGCCTAATGTTCATACTACGAAAGACAAAGCAGGTTGAAGCCGCGCACCAGTTGCCACACCATGACGGGAAGTGCCGTGGGCTTCACGGCCATACCTGGACCATTACCGTCGAGGTATCCGGTAAGGCACTCAACAGCACTGGCCCGAAGCGCGGTATGTTGTTCGACTATTACGACATAGGTATCCTTATGAAGGAGCATGTGGAGATTCTCGACCATCGCTTCCTCAACGATATTTATGAGAACCCGACCAGCGAGGTGATCGCACAAGCCTTGTTCGAAGTTATGGCGCCGAAGGTCATAGCATTGTCTGGTGGTGCGGCGGTGTTGTCGCGCGTGTTGGTTTCAGAGACACAGAACAGCGTTGCGGAGTATTACCTGTGACGACTCTCTACCTGGGAACCATCGGCACGGCCCCCGAACTCGCTTCGCTCGCCAGCTTCAAAGGCGAGCAGACCGAACCCGCGGTGCTTATGAGCTTCTACTTCCTTAAGCAAGTCCAGAAGACAAACCTTGAGCAGTACAAGACCATACGCACATTTAAGACGATGCTCGACTCCGGAGCCTATACGGCTAAGTCGAAGAACAAGAAGATCGACATCGACGAGCTTATTAAGGAGATCAAGGAAGGCGGATGGAACGAGTGCGCCGCGCTCGACGTGATCGGCGACCCGCGCAAGTCGTACGAGAACGCTATGTACATGAAGAAGGCCGGCGTGGCCGCATTTCCGACGTTCCATTATGGCGAGCCGTGGGAGTTCCTCGCCGAGTACGCCAAGAACTTCGACAAGGTCGGGCTCGGTGGCCTGGTGCCAGTGAAGTCCTCGGCCGACCGCAACGCCTGGCTGACGGAGTGCATGAGCCGTATCTGGCCAAAGAAGACCCATGCCTTCGGCGTGATGGGGCGCGACAGCCTCATGCGGTTCCCGTTCCACTCCGTCGACAGCACGTCATGGGAAGCCGGTGCGCTTATGTTCGGCGGGTACGCGTTTGCCAATGGGCAAAACCTGGGGCTAGGCCGGGGCAAGGCGCGCAAGGCGGTCGGGAGCGAGAAATACCTACGGCCAGAGGCGCTTCACTACCTGAAGCTAGAGAAGGAAGTGAAAGCGCGGTGGGCGATGGAGTTTAAGAAACAGGGGTGGGACAAATGAAAGCCTACAAGATTAACGAAATCTTCTATAGCGTACAAGGCGAAGGCGCTCGCGCCGGTTCGGCCAACGTGTTCGTGCGGTTTGCCGGGTGCGACCTCACGTGCGGGTTCTGCGACACGGAGTTTGAGTCCGGGCGGTTCATGACGGCTCAGGAGATTGTGACCGAGGCCCTGCGCTTAATGCCGCACAACGGGCCGGCCAGTTGCTCGGTTATCCTAAGCGGCGGGGAGCCGTCGATTCAATACGACGAGGACCTAGCGACCGCGCTCCGCTCAATGGACATCTATACCGCCATTGAAACGAACGGCAATAACCCGCTCAAGGCTTCGGTCGATTGGATATCCTGTTCACCGAAGGTCGCCGAGCATGTGGTAGCAAAGAACTTCCCGCTAGGGGTAAGTGAATTGCGGTACGTGCGACACCCTGGCCAGGCGATTCCTGAGCCGAAGGTTGCCGCGATTCACCGCTACCTTAGCCCGCAGTTCCGCGGTGACGTTCTCGACCGCGCTTCACTTGAGCATTGCATCGAGCTCGTTAAGGCGAACCCGATGTGGAGTCTCAGTTTACAGCAGCATAAATTTTGGGGGGTCCGATAATGTTAGTACATCAGACGAAAGAGGAAAGCGATATCTATAAGCTCTCAGCGGCAATGAGCGATGCGCTTGAGGTGGTGGATAACCTCGACCGCGAAGGACTCAAGGAAACCCCGAAGCGATGGGCGAAGATGTTCTACGAGCTCACGCGCGGCCACGAGTTCACCATGACCACGTTCGCAAACGAAGGAACGGACGAAATGGTCGTTGAAGTCGGCATCCCGTTCTACTCCCTATGCGAACATCACCTCGCACCGTTCTTTGGCACCGCGGTGGTAGCGTACATTCCAAGCAAGCGTATTGTCGGAATCTCCAAGCTGTGTCGCACGGTTGACCATTATGCCCGCTCACTCCAGGTCCAAGAACGGATGACGATGCAGATCGCAAACAAGCTACAGAACGCGCTTGAACCGCGCGGTGTGGCCGTGATGCTTCGCGCCCGGCACATGTGCCAGGAGATGCGCGGTGTGCGTAAGGGTGGCGTGGAAACGGTTACGACCTGCTTGAAAGGTGTGTTTCTGGAACAGCCTTCAACCAGACAAGAGTTCATGGACATCGCCCGAATGAAATGAAAACGTCTAGAGAGTATTCAATTTATTATCGAAAGATTGGGAGGTCAAAAGAAATCGAAAAGAAATATCGAAATTCTAAAAATGGAAAGTTTTGGATGTATAAAACTAATGCAAATGTGCATTCAAAAAGTTTTACATTATCATTTAAACAATTTTTAGATTTCTGGCAAAGACCTTGTTATTATTGCGGAATTAAAATCGATACTATTGGACTTGATCGAGTCAATAATAAATTCGGTTATACAATAAAAAATGTGGTCTCGTGTTGTAAAATACATAACTTTATGAAAGGAAAGCTTGATCAAGATAGTTTCATTAAAGCATGTATATCAGTAGCAAAACATCATAAGGAGACATAATGAAAACTCTATTGATCTACTCAGGCGGCATGGACAGCACCGTCGCCCTGTACAAACTCCGCGCCGAAGGCCGCGAGGTCGCGTGCATGGGCGTGAACTACGGGCAGAAGCATAAGACAGAACTCGTTCACGCTGAACACATCTGCGCGGCGCTCGGCATCTCGTTCACCGTCGCCGACCTGTCCGCCCTGCGCCCGTTACTGGCCGGGAGTTCCCAGACGGACGACACGGTGCCGGTGCCGGAGGGTCACTACGCCGAGGAGTCAATGAAGGCCACGGTGGTTCCTAACAGGAACATGATCATGTTAGCAGTTGCGGCGGGTTACGCCATGTCGATCGGCGCCGGTTCGGTTGCCTATGCCGCCCATGCGGGCGACCATGCAATCTATCCCGACTGCCGGCCGGAGTTCGCCGACGCATTGGAACATGCGATCAAGCTGGCTGACTGGCGGGAAGTTAAGCTGGAGCGTCCTTTCATCCAGATGACAAAGACGGACATCGCCATGCTTGGTTACGAACTCGGCGTGCCGTTCGAAAGCACTTGGTCCTGCTACAAGGGCGGCGCGCTCCACTGTGGGAAGTGTGGCACCTGCGTGGAACGTAAGGAAGCACTTGGTATTCTGGACCCCACGAAATACGAGGTAACTCTCTAGGTCTTGTCAAGAGCTATTTTTTCGACGATGAAAAGAAGTCTTGACATATAGAGGATATGTCTTGTATACTTATGTAAGACGTTACGAAGTTAAAACGTGGAGGACAAAATGGATAAGGACACGGTGTACACGAAGGTGACGTTCGGTTCTTCGAACCAGGCTGACGGGCTCCAGGGCCGCATTTGGTTGACCGGAACGCAGAAGCAGATCATCGCCGAGCTCGGTGCCAAGGGCTTCGAGGTCATCACCAAGCGCCCCAGCCGCGCCGCCGAGAAGCCGGTGAAGGTCAAGAAGGCGAAGAAGGCCAAGAAGGAAGCCGTCGCCGCCTAAGCACAAGCCGAGGCGCCTGTGCGGCACTACCGGGCGCCTCGCACAATTTGGTCGGGAGTTCTTATTGCGCATCAGCCTGGGCCGTGCCGCCGACCATCATGGCGCCAGGCAGAATTTGATATGCCGGAGATGGTTGGACAATAGGAACAGACCCGACACCTAGTAAGTGCTTCGGTGTCGAACGGTTAGGTGGGCGGAAACATCAACAAGACCATCCAAGCAGAACACAGTGGCCGGGAGCGACCGGCATGGTGGGCGATAGGGCAACCGCGCTACGACGTACTTCAATGTACGACATCGCAAGGGATATGGTGAGACTCGGTTCAAGCCCGAGAGCCCTTGTGCAACGTGATGATCTAGGTCCTCTAGTAGGACCGATGGCCACGCAGGAACAAGCATGCCGCTGACCGGGGCATATAATACCGGGAGGCGTGGCAGTAGTAAACGGCTGAACCAGCCGAAGCAAGGTGCGGGCGGTCCGCAGGTGATTAGATGGTACTCACGTACCAAGGTTCATGCCGTACAATTTAAAGGAGATCACAATGGCTACAAACCCGTCAGGACTAAAGGCGCATGGTTCCTCTTGTCTTAAATCAATGGCTGTTCTTCCGGCGCACGTGGGCCGTAAACATAAAGCCTGTACGCCGAAGGACAAGACGCGCAAACAAGGTTCGTGCGTTATCACCGCCGGCCTTGCCCCTGCCCCGGTCGTCGCCTAATGGAACTCGTTAAGTCCCTCGCCGCTGGTGCGGCTTGCGGTGTGGTGTTTAGCCTGGCCGGCCTACCCATCCCCGCACCGCCCGTTCTGGCCGGTGTGGTGGGTATCATCGGCGTGTTCGCCGGTTACGTCTTTGTCCAACGCCTGCGCGGATGAATTCCCGTCTGGGGGCCGTGGTCGTCCAAATGCCACGGCCCCCGTTGCCTAGCCGCTTAGTGCTTGACGCTCCACTCGCCTTTATGAAGGCTGAAGCGGTTGCGGTTCTTGCGGCCGATGGTGTACACCGTCACCTTTGCGAGCCCCAGCTTCTTCGCCAGTTCCTTAGTACGCATGGGGTGGGCGGTGAGCAGGCGCGCCATACGAGCCGGGCTCTTACCGTGGCCGTTCACCTTCTCGACGAGTTCACGCAACTCATGTGCGGCTTTCTCCAACACGTTCGCTTCCTTAATGATCATCCCAATTCCAACGTTTACCATTTTCATAGTACCTCCATGTACTGTATATGTAGTATAACAGGTGTATGGGGTTCCTGCCATGACGAATATGTTACAGGGATGTAACGAAAATATGCTCATAGGAATAGTGTCGTGTTGCAAGAAGAAACGCTCAACGAGAATGCCGGCCGGCCTACTGTACGCCGAGCCGAGTTTCTATAAGTCCGTGTTCTACGCGACAATGCACTGCGATAAATGGATTATCTTATCCGGTAAACATGGCGTGCTTAACCCCAGCGATGTGATAGACCCTTACGACTTCGACCTACGCAACCGTTCGCCGAAGTACATAGCGAAATGGGCCACTGAGGTTAATAAGGTACTGCGCAAGCGGTTCCCGGGAGCCGGGTTCGTGGCCATGGTAGACGGGCCGTACCTAAGCGCGTTGCGGAATTTGGATTATGTTATTAAGAGGATCAAATGACAGCAACGTTAATTAAGGAGAAGGTGTGGCGTGAAGTCGACCGGCGCGGCACATGGGACCATGCCGATATTGTCCGTTCAGGAATCATACGCGATACGCCGAGCGTGGACGTTCGATTACAGTTCCGGGATGGGCAGTATGTGATTGAGGTTTCTGGGACGGGCAAGCCATGAAGCGCAAGCTGAAGGCGGGGAGATGGGCAAATTTTTGGGGATGGATTTGTTTTTGTAAGATCGTAAGTATAAACGACCCAGTTGCAAAAATTTGTCCCGATTGCCACGCCCAAAGACCGCGTAAGGGGTTCGGGGGAGCTAGACCAAAATGAAACGAATCACCGATAAGATGAGACTTGAATTTCTTTTCGATAGCTCCACGCCTCTTTATGCAAATCGCGGCACTCACTACGTTCTCAATATAAAGCAGACTCTATATGCCGAGAATAAGCTTACTTACCGCCAAGCCATCGACAAGATCATGAGGCAACGAAGGCTTGTACCGTGAGCAAGGGATTCGGCGGCGGGAGGCCAGTGAAATGAGGACCGAGAACGAGCAGTTGAATGAGGCGATGGATGAGAATGCTCGAATTGATTGCTCCGCTGGCGACTGTCATGGAGTGATTACAACCCTTCGCTCCGAACTCTCCCGCCTCCAAGAGCAATCCAAGGCCGACCAGGAGGCGAGGGACGAAGCCCGAAAGGAGTCGGCATACTTGGTTTCGAGGGCCGCGTCCGAATCCTCCGCCCACCGTTCCGCCAAGCTATCGGCAGAGGCAAGGATCACGGTGTTGAATGGTGAGGTGGCGGCTTTGCGCGATGTCATGGAGTACATGGGGCTTTACTACAACCTCTGGCTCAAAGACGTAAAGACCGACTACGAGAAGGATGTGCAGGAAGGCGCGTTCTCGGACATGATGGACGCCTACGAGAAGCATCTCCGGTCTAAACTTCCCGCATCCCCCTCAATTCAAGAGCCCGCCAAGGACAGATGCTTTTGTGGGGTGTACCCGGCACACAAGACCGCGATAGGTTGCTACGACGCTCAGCATAACACCGTGACGACCGAGCCCGCCCCACCCACCCCGCCGTCGGATAAGTTCGATGGAGATGGTTGTCGTCATGTGGATGGCATTTGCGCGAAGGTCGGGTTTCCTGGCCATGTCAAACCGGAGGATTTCTAATGAGCGAAGAATTGAAGCCGTGCCCGTTCTGCGGTGAGGATGAAGCAAGATCATCGCTAGTCTGCGGAGAGTTCGCCATCATGTGCAATAACTGCGATGGGTGTACGACTTATCTAGACGCCGAACATGAGGCAATCGCCGCCTGGAACCGCCGCACCCCCGACCTCTCCACCATGCGCGAGGCTCTAGATGAGGCGGAGAAGGCGTTACAAGACAGCAAGGACTTTATTCTAGGGCAATGGCCGGACGTTGAATGCAACACCATCGACAAGGCTCTCGCCCGGCTCCGATCAGTCAGGGAGGTTAAAAATGGATAGCGAAATAGAAAGGATCAAGAATCGGTACTACAAGCTCTTGACGATGGACACGCGGGACGCTCGTCGCGGTCTTGAAGAAGAATCTGCTGGATGGGTCGGTACGCTAATCTCGAAAATCGACGAGCAAGAACGTGCGCTCCGATCCCTCTCCCCCGCCCAGCCGGGGACGCCATGAGCAAGGTCAAGCGCGTGGTGCTGGGGGAGGATATCAGCTATGAACGATGGCTGCTTAGAGAAACGGATAATGCCGCGAACGCCGGGCACTGGATCACAATGAAACTTTGTGCCGCCATTCTGAGGATGATGGTTCGCCAGTACGACGCCGCTACGATCACCGAGCCCAAGCGCAAGAGGAAGCCGCTGTACAAAGAACAACCAGAGGTTCGTCGTTCAATCGCGCTACTGCGTGGACAAATCGAGAAGCGCAAGAGGAAGGGGACGACATGAAGAAGAATATTTGTATGTGCGATCTTTGGCATTGCGACGGCATACAAGGCCATCCGTCAATTCGGAAAGGTAATTATCCCTTGACAACATAAAGCACCTCTGCTATACTATGACTATGGAAAACAAAATTGATGTTGGAAATCTGCTGAAGGTCATCAGGTATTACACCTCGCCGTCGCGGACCAATATGCGGAAATGGGATATTCGCGCCGTCGAGATTATCGAGAACGAGGGAAAGGAAAGAGACGGCGGTATACGCCGCACATGCGACACCAAGAAGGAAGCGAAGCGCATATGCCGAGAGATGAACACCGACCTTGGAGGATAACATGAAAACAATTTTTAAGTCGTGTCCCTTCTGTGGAGGGAAGAATCTTAGAATCGACACCAAATCACTTGTCCCTCGGGTCGTGTGTATGTCCAGGGTCCAGTATCCAGGCGGCTCTGAATGTTGCGGCGCGACTGGCCCCGCCGCTGATATAGCGGCGTGGAACAAGCGCACGGATACCGCTGATGGTATTGCTCTGGAATGGGAGCCGCCTAGGTGAAATACACCATCAAGACATTCAAGGCGCAGTTCCCGACGGAGGAATCCTGTCTCGCCTACATCTTCGCCCTGCGCTTCCCCAAGGGGAGCAAGTGCGCGAAGTGCCAGAAGCCAGACTCCTTCCATCCCGTCGGGAGGTGGCGGGCCTACGAGTGCGCCTGTGGCGCGTTCTTCTCGCCCTGCGCCGGGACTATCTTCCACAAGAGCCCGACGCCGTTGACGCTGTGGTTCCACGCGCTGTTCCTGTTCGCCACGGCGAAGAACGGCGTGAGCGCGATGGAGTTGACGCGCCAGTTGGGCGTGACTTACAAGTGCGCGTGGCGTATGGCCCGACAAATCCGCTTGCTCATGGCCCAGGACGAAGGGCTCTTGGCGGGCGTGTTGGAGGCCGACGAGTCCTACATCGGCGGCAAGCGGCACGGAAAGCGCGGGCTCGGGGCCGACGGCAAGACGCCCGTGTTCGGTGTGGTGGAGCGCGGCGGGCGCATCCGCGCCAAGGTGTTGTCGAAGGCCCGCTCGGCCATCATCCTGCCGCTCCTGGCGGGCTTTGCCGCCCACGGGTCCATGCTCTCGACCGACGAAAGCGGCCTCTACAACAAGGCCGAAGCGATGGGCTTCATCCACGAGCGCGTCAAGCACTCGGCGGGTCAGTATGTGCGCGGAGCGGCCCACACGCAGACCATCGACGGCTTCTGGTCGCAGTTCAAGCGGTCCGTCAACGGCACCTATCATCAGGTCAGCCCCAAGCATCTACAGACCTACCTGGACGAGTTCTGCTTCCGCTACTCGCACCGGGACGATGTTGAGCCGTTGATGGAGACGCTTCTTCGGAGAATCGCATAATGTTGTCAAGGGATAATTACC